TGGGGCCGCGCCCACCAGGCCCTAGTATTGACAGAATAGACAGCAACTCTGGATACGAACCTGTAAATTGTCGATGGGCTACAACGAAAGAGCAGGCCAGAAACGTGCGGACCAACAAGTTATTGACGTTCAACGCCGAGACGTTATGTTTGGCCGAGTGGGCCGAGAAGCTTGGAATTAGCGAAGATGTAATAGGATCCAGAATTTCAAATGGATGGACCGTTGAGCGCGCGTTGAGTACGCCAGTTAAAAAGAAGAAAGTCGCGTGAATGGTCAACCGCGTATAGGATTCGCGACTCTCTGTAAAGGGCGCACGTTCCATCTCAAGGAGACATTGCCGAAGAACCTGAGTGACGTAAGCAATCATCCGAATGCTTTCTGTCTAGTATTGGATTACGAATCGCAGGATGACCTGATCCCGTACCTGAAAGCCAATTACGCCTCAGACATTGAGAGCGGGAAGCTCATTGTCTACAGTTTTCGAAATGGCGGCGCGCCGCTAAAATTGGCGCACGGAAAAAATCTCGCGATGCGCTGCGCGATCCTTGAAGGAGCGGAACTCCTCTGCCAAATGGATGCCGATAACTGGGGTGGTGATGGATTTACCAAGTTTATTGAAGACGTCTTCCGAGAGCCCGGAATCGTACCTGGAATTTTTGCAATTCCCAATTACGAACTCATAAAGAGTCTGCCGCACGGAGCACTTCGCCCCGCCCGCGGATATGCGGGGCGCCTAGTATGTTGGGCACAGACATTCATAAAAATTGGCGGTTACTCCGAAGAATTCGAGGTTTGGGGTTCCGAAGATATTTGCGCAAACCTCAGACTTCAGAGGGCCGGATATCAAATCAGGCATATCCCAAATCATTTTCTGAATGCCATAAATCACAATTCTGCCATTCGCTTTCGTGAATACCCGGCCGCGAAGCAATATGAAAATGTTAGTCAGTTGGAAATTCTGAAAGCCCGCACTGAGACAATAGTAAATCACGGGCGCTTCGGACTAGGCACCGTCTACCGAAATTTCGATCCGAGGCCCATTGAACTGGAGCCAGTGCCTACTCGTGTTTTCGGCATCGGGCTACATAAAACCGGCACGACTTCGCTGCACGAAGCCTTCAAGATACTCGGGCTAGATTCCCTACACTGGGGAACCGGGGAAGCGCCTCTTATTTGGTACGAAATGAATGCGCTCGGACGCTCATCGACGCTCGAACAATTTTATGCGCTCTCGGATAACCCCATCCCACTTCTCTACGAGAAACTAGACAAAGCATACCCAGGATCGAAGTTCATTTTAACCGTACGCGATGAGATAGAGTGGCTCGCGAGCGTTCGAAAACTCTATGATTACAAGCACAATCCAACGCGTCGTCTGTGGGACGTATACCCTATTTCAAATCAGATCCACACGGCCTTATATGGTCGTCAAGACTTCGACGCCTTGGTATTCTTAGAGCGCTACCGCCGGCATAACGCTGAAGTTCGCGCTTACTTCAAGAATCGACCGCACGATTTATTGGTCATCAACTTGGATGAATCGAGCGGAAAAATGGCCGCGCTTTGCAAATTCCTCAATCGGCCAGTCCCAAACGTCTCTTATCCGCGCATGAATCGCTCGGCGCAGATTCCTGGGATTAGCACGTAAATTTGACAAATGGTAATTCATGTGGGAATAATCTGACCCATCCCCGCGGCCCGGTGCTGCGGCATTTGAATAGTTTTCTTGCAGCTCCCTCCCGCCTCCGGCTGTGCGCGATGAGCTCCGTTCAGGAGTCTTCGCCATGGCGAACGTGAATGCCCCCTTTGGATTTCGCCAATATCGGGGTAACGGAAGCGCCCCAACTTATGAGCAGGTCACCGTAGGTGCCGGCGGCATCTCCGGCGGTATCGCTTATAATGCAGGCGCCATTTACTTCGGCGATCCGGTTATTCGTTCCAGTGTCGGTGTCGGCACATTGATCGCAGGAGTGGGCTCGGGCTCCGTCGTGCCGATCGCCGGCATATTCCAGGGCTGCAAGTATCTTTCCACCGCGCAAAAGCGCACTACCTGGTCCAATTACTGGCCAGGTTCCGATGTCGCATCAGCCAACGCGGGTGCGACCGAGGCGTACATCGTCAATGATCCGAACGCGGTCTGGGTCGCCCAAACCGACTCCACCGGCTTCGCCATCACCGATATCGGCTCAAACGTCGACTACGCCATCGGCTCAGGCACCGCAGCGAACGGGATCTCGGGGGCTTACTTGCTTCACGGCGGAGCGACTACCTCGACCTTTGCATTCCGCTTCGTCGATCTGCTCTGGGCACCGCCAGGACAGAATGGTGTGGCAACCGTCGGTACGGCGGCCGCCTACAACTACGCGATCGTGGCCTTTAACAGCGTCGAAACGAAAGCGCTGTTGGCTTACAACACGTGATTTTTATGACCGACTTCAAAGTTTTCATGGCGCTCACAGCAGCGGCGGCGGAAGGAGTAGATCGTGGCAATTAATCTCAGTGCGATTAAAGACCTTCTGCTGCCTGGACTCAGGGGCTTAACAGGCAAGTACGAACAAATCCCCAGGCAGTGGGACAAAGTTTTTACTAAGTTTAACAGCAAGTTAGCGCTGGAACGTACAGCCGAGATGAGGTATCTCGGTTTGGCTCAGCTCAAGACGGAAGGCGGCCAAACGGGTTTCGACAACAACGCTGGCGAACGCTACGTCTATAACCAGGAGCACAACGAAATCGGTTTGGGCTACGCGATCACCCGCAAGGCGATCGACGACAACCTGTACAAGACGCAATTCCATCCTTCGAACTTAGGATTGATCGAGTCCTTTGCGCAAACGCAGGAAATCTACGCCGCAAATGTTCTCAACACGGATACCACGTACAACGCGGCCATAAACGGCGACGGTGTCGCACTCGCGTCTACCGCGCATCCGATCGACGCGGGCACGGTGGCCAATACGCCCACCACGCAGGTCGATTTGAACGAAGCGACGCTCTTGAATTCGCAGATCAACATCCGCTACAACTTCAAGGACCAGGCTGGACTGCGCCTCTTCTCGCGCGGACGCAAGCTGATCGTGCCACCGCAGTTGGAGCCGGTCGCGATTCGATTGACGAAGACCGAACTGCGCCCCGGCACCGCGGATAACGATGTGAACGCCATCCTCTCGACGGCTGGTGGAATCCCCGAAGGCTACATGGTCATGGACTTCCTGACCTCCTCCTACGCGTGGTTCATGCTCACGAACGTCGCGGGACTTGCGTACATGGACCGCATTCCGTTTGAGACGGACATGCAGGTGGACTTCGTGACGGATAACCTCCTTGTGAAGGGCTACTCTAGGTACAGTTTTGGGTATTTTAACTGGCGCGCAATTTATTCCAACAACCCAACTTCTTAAAAAAATGAACGCTGACATTTCACAGGGTATTGAGGTGATTGCATGACCACCTACGTCGTCCCAACAAGCGGTCAAGCCTTCCCTGACACGCAGCCCGGAGCGCTCACGCAGCCGAATGGTTCACCCGCGCTGCCAGCGACGGAATTCCAAGGCCCATTAATCGTTGGGGGCGTCCTGGCATCCGATGGCAGCGGAAATTTAGCTGGAGTCGGCGGAACGATTGGAACATGCAATCAGGGTTACACGGTAATGGCGCAAACGTGCGTAATTACGCAGGCGACAAATTGCGGCGTCACCGGCAAATTCGCGTGTCCTATTGTTATACCTGCGCAGTCGCAAATTCTTGCTATCAAGCTGATGGTCACGGTCGCGTGGACGACTGGCACGACCACGCTTGGCATTGGCTCTGGTGCCTCGGCGACGGCGTTCACCATAGCTACTGGCGTGCAGGGCTCGACTCTTGGACAGGTAATTGTCGCGACTGGAACAAGTCTTGCCAATCAGATCGTGAACTGGGACAACGTCGGTACGCAGGATGTGCAGATCGTTGTGCTCTCTGGAGCCTCTGGCTCCGGGGTAGGCACGTTGACGGTCGAATACATTCAGGGCATCAATAACGCTTCGTGAGGAGTTTGAACTATGAAAGGTCGTAAACATCGCGAAGCCGGGGGCACCGATGACGCCAAAGAGGATTTGGAGTCAAAGACTCCAGATCGCTCAGCGCCAAATAATATCGCGAAGGAAGCCGAGGAAAAGAAGCGCGGCGGTCGCGCAAAGAAAGCGCACGGCGGCAAGATGGTCGGCAAAGTCGCTGGCGATAAGGCGATGAAGCACGCGGGTCGCAAGCCACGCAAGAGTGGCGGGCGCGCAGGTTCGGAGAATTCGCCGCTGACATCAAGCCACTCGGGTACGAATCCGCCGGGTCGTTCGGTGATGTCGGAGAGCATGGACTGATAAGTCGGCGATGGGCAGATGCGATACAAGGGGCTCATCGCGAGCCCCTATTCGTTTGAGGAGTGAGAAATGCGACCGATCACTGTGACTGTAGGCCCATTGACGGCAGCGTCCAGCAACAATATTGCGTTGTCGCAGACTCCAGCCACGAAGGGGAACATCACTTTAAACGGTTCGCTGGTCAGCGGCGGCGTCGCCATAATTGCTAATCCCCAGCGCATCACCCTAACGACCACCGACTCGACGCATACGGCGGTCATCAGCGGCACCGACGCGGCCGGCTCGCCAATTTCCGAGACTATCACATTCACCGGATCCGCTATCACCTCGATCCTGAGTTATAAGACTGTCACGTCGATCGCCGTCAATGCCGGACTCACCGCGGCGATTACTGTAGGTACGAGCGGCCTTGGCTACTCAAATTTTGCGCGACTTGATGAGTGGGCTAATGCGCAGACATCTATTCAGTGCGTCGCATCCGGCACCGTGACGTACACGGTGCAACTCTCGAATGATGATCCGAACTCAACCACGAATCCTGTCGCAGTGACCGCGATGACGTGGTCATCGTCCCCAGATTCACTGGCGGTGGGCGCTACCGGGAGTATTTTTACCGTGCTCGCACAGTCTCCATTGTGGGTTCGCATCAACCTGACCGCAGGCACTGGAAGCGTGACTGCGACAGTGGTTCAGGCTGGGGTTGTGCCTTACTAACCGGAGCGCTGAATGGCAAATGAAAAAATTGGCCAGATGCCATCCGGGTTCCCGGTACTTCCCACCGATGCGGTGCCGATCGCGCGCTCAGGATCGAATTATAGCGTCCAGGCCGGTGCCCTAGCGTCGCTAGTCTCAGGCATTCAAATTCAGCCAGGCGGCAACACCTCCGGTACGACGGCTATTATTTCCACCGGGCTGATGTTCTTGGCCGGTGGCAACAACATCACGCTATCTCAAGTCGGCCAAGCGGTGACAATCTCCGCGGGCGCTAGCGGCGCTGGGTTCTCTGGCGGCGTAAGTGGCGGCAACACCATAGGCACCTCTGGGCTCACTGGTTCGCAGTTCGTTATCGCCGGCGGCAACAATATTACCTTGTCGCAGTCCAACGGCACGGCCGGCGCATCGATTACGATCTCTGGCGGTTCGCAGAGTGTCCAAACCCAGAATGCGGTCGACGTCACTTTAGGCGGTAACACCGCAGGCGTTCTCGCGCTAGTGTCATCCGGGACGCTTTTCCTAGCTGGCGGACCTAATGTCACGCTCTCACAGAACGGTCAATCGATCAGCATTTCGGCCGGAACCGCGGCGGCTGCCAATCTCTCAATCTCAGCCGGAACGACATCCGGAGCATTCGGCGGAGTCACATTCTCGAACTCCAACGGAGTCTCCTTCGGCCTTAATAACGGCACCATCACGGCCACCGTCGCTGGCGGCTTCTCGGGAGGCGTCTCAACTGGTGGCAATACCTCAGGCAATACCGGCATCACCGGCTCCAACATTGTCCTAGCCGGTGGCAATAACGTCACCCTATCGCAACTCACCGGCACTGCGGGCGCGACGATCACGGTCTCGGCGGCCAATCAGACCGTGCAGACGCAGAACGTGGTGGACGTGACCCTGGGCGGCAACACGTCAGGCGCCTTGGCGCTGGTCTCGAGCGGAACTCTATTTCTGGCGGGCGGCAACAACGTCACCTTAAGCCAGAATGGCAATTCGATAACCATTTCGGCTAACACCGTCGCCGCGGCGAATCTCTCGATCTCAGCAGGAACCACGAGCGGCGCTTTCGGCGGCGTGACTTTCAACAACGCCAACAACAATACCTGGGGCCTCAATAACGGCACTCTGACAGTCTCGGCGCCGATCAATTTCTCGGCTGGTACGACGAGCGGCAATGTCACGGCCCTGACGCTCTCGAACTCAAACAACGTCAGTTTCGGCTTAAATGCCGGGACGATCACAGCATCGGCCTCGCAATCGGTCCAGACGCAAGATGTGCGCGCCGTGACCCTGGCTGGCAATACCGCTGGCGTGCTCGCGCTGATCTCAAGCGGCACGATGTCACTCGCTGGTGGCGGCAATATTACCGTCTCGCAGGCTGGCAATGCCGTGACGATTGTCGGCGGTGCAGGGAATTTCTCAGCCGGCGTCTCGAACTTAGGCAACACGATAGGCAACACGGCAATTACCGGATCGCAGTTGGTGCTATCTGGCGGTAATAACATCACGCTGTCTCAGGTCACTGGCGCGAACGGCGCGACGGTTGGCATATCAGCGTTCACGCAGAGTAACCAGACGCTAGGCGTCTACGCCTCATCGCAAACGATAGGCCAATCTTCTAGTTCGAATATCGACGCGCGCTTCTTCACGCACGTCGGCCAGGGCAATATTTCCATCGGCTTGTCGGCTGGGTCACTGCTATTTTCAGGTTCACAATCCGTGCAGACGATGGGCATTTACGGCTCAAGCCAGACCACAGGTCAGTCGAGTTCGTCGACGATCGATGTGCGATCGCTCTCCATAGTCGGCGCCGGCATCATCTCGGTCGGTATGTCTCAGGGGTCGTTGCTGATTTCCGCGCCCGCATCGACCGGCATCTCGCAGTCTGTCTACGCGACTGGCAACACCACGCAGTCAAGCTCCGGAACGGCATCTATTGGGAGCCTGCTATTCCAGGGCGCTGGGAACGTCTCGGTCGGCATGACGAATGGATCGGTGGTCATCTCCGGTAACTCGGCAGCGCCAGCGCCGATGAATTTCAGCGCTGGCACAACTTCTGGAAATATTGCCAGCGTCGTATTTAGCAACTCGAACAACATCTCATTCGGACTTGCTGGTTCGACGATCACGGGTTCCGTGCCTGGCATCTCGACCTTGACCGGCGTGGGCGGCATTACGATCTCGACCGCAGCCGGGAATATCACGATCAGCGCGCCTGCGACCTCATCGATTGTTGGCGCAGGTCAAGTGTCTATTTCGACCAACGGCTCGACGATTTCCGTGAGTGCGCCGGTACAATCTATCGGCATTTCTGGCGGCAATACGGCAGGCAATACCGGCACTGTCTCCAACCAATTGGTATTGGCTGGTGGTAACAACATCACCTTGTCAGGATCCACGAATGCCACTGGCATGACGGTGACGATCAGCGGTGGCGCCGGCGGCGCCGCGAGCGCTTCGCTGTACGGTTTGGGCAATACCACTCAGAACTCATCGACCGTACTGCCATTGAGTGCCATGTCGTTCAATGGTCTTGGCGAAGCGACGGTCGGATTTTCGAATGGATCAATTCAGATCTCAGTTCCGCCAAGTTCAATCGGCGTCTCGAATATTGGCAATACGTTGGGCAATACAGGAACATATTCCGGGCAGGCCGTGTTCGTGGGCGGCAACAATATCACGCTGTCCGTTAGCAGCGCCGCAGGTGGCGCGCAGTCTATTACGATTTCAGGCCCCAATGTCGGCGGTGCGCAGACTGGTATCTCTGGGATCATCGTCTCGAATACTACATACACATCAGGGACCGTGTCGTTCTCCAACGCGAACGGTATTTCGTTCGGGAGCAGTGCAGGTCAAGCGATTACGGCTTCGTATACTGTCCCATCGACTGCCGGTCTGCTGTCATCGTTTAAGGTCTCTGGTGGCGCCTCATCGGCAGGCTTGACGGCGCTCACATTCTCCAACTCCAACAACGTCACCTTCGGTCTATCGACTGGAGCGAGTGTCGGCACGATGACCGGCTCGTTCGCTATGAACATGTCAGCGGCAGGTGGCACCTCGAACGCGCTCTCTGGACTGACGTTCTCGAATATCAATGGCGTATCGTTTGGCCTCTCGACTGGCGCAGGCGTTGGCACACTATCGGCGTCGGTCGCCGCGCAGTCGAATCAGAATTTGAGTCTGTTCGGCCTCGGTAATACGACGCAGAATTCCTCCACCGTGCTCGGCGCTGCGGCGCTATCGTTCAATGGTTTAGGTGCCCAGACTGTTGGCTTCTCGAACGGCTCGATTCAGTTGTCGGTGCCTGCGACTTCGAGCGTGGTCGGGACTGGACTTGTTTCGGTTGTTGTAAATGCGTCGACTATCAGCATCGGTGCGGCCGTTACGCAGATGTCGTTCTTCCAGCCGTTGGGAGCTTTCCAGAACACAACGGTCACTCAGAACGGCAACGGTAGCGTTCAAGTATATCCAGTCGTGCATCCGTTCCCGTTCACAGCGACGCGCGCCGATATTATGGCATCGCTCTCTGCGGCAGTCCTGGCAGTCTCGACTCAGGCACAGACGATAAGCATGTACGTCGGTCTTTACTCACTCAACGCCTCGACTCTGTCGCTTGCATCTAGCGGCTCGCAATCTTATGCGTTCACGAATTCGAGCAACAATTCCAACGCATCGATCACCGGCATTAGGCGCTTCTCAGCGCCGATCAACGTCAATTACACTGGCGGCTTTGATCTCTTTGTTGGCGTCATGACCAATACAACGTTCGTCAACACGAACGGAATTTCGATCAGCAACGTGGTTA